ACCAGAGTTCCTCGATGGTACTTATCTTGGCTAAGTCTTCGTACCCTTTTTTGAGGTTGTCGAAGTCTTCTATTAACTCAGTCCAGCCAATATGGGCAAATAAATCAAATCTTCGTTCGTAAAACTTTGCTAACTCGTCTTTTTCCAAGCGTTATCTCCGAAATGGGCGCTTATTTGTGTTTGTTACTTACCGCCTTACACATCTCAATAAAAAAATCTATATTTAAAGTGGCTCTAGCTCTATTAGCACACCAACACACCAATATAAAATTGTTTTTTAGGTATCCAATGTTATTATCTTTTCTTTCAATTGAGACTACTTTTGGATCACCTGTTATTGTTGACATTTCCCAACCAGTATACAGACACTTACCTTCTTGGGCCATCCAACAAGCTAAAACATCTTCTACATCGATATTAAAATCAAACCCTTTATCTTTAGCACTATGACGCGCGCTTACAACTAGCCTTTTTAATCTACCAGCTAATGTGTTTGTATGTTTTGTTACTTTTTCAGAAGGCGTCATAGAATTACTAACTTAATAATTGCATTGTACCACATCTGGAGAATCTTGTCAAGTCTTTTTTGAATTATTTTTGACGAGAAGATAATACTTGTAACTGAGCGATCTCACGCTTAGTATTAATATCCTTATCCTTCAGCGCTAACTCAGTTACTTTGACACGCTTCTCAAACTCTTTAGTGGGATCAGTGGCATCGGAGAGATACTTAGATGCTGATGATGCCACCTTAGCCTGTATCTCTGCTGGCTTGAGTTGCATATCCACCATTTCACTCTGTGCTTTAGCCTGTTTGAGTTGAATATCAGCTTGCTTATCAGCCATCTCCAACTGTGCTGCCTGCATCTGCATCTGTTGCATTTGCTGTTCTTGCTCGGAAGGCTGTGACAACTGTTCTAGCTGCTTAATCAGTTCTTCACGATTCTCTAAGCCACTATTCTCAATAATAGCCTTGAGGATGATCGGAGTAATCTTGCTATCAGGGCCAAGAGTCTTCAACAGATTAATGAATTGTACCTGCTCAAACTCTCTGGCGATAATACCAAGGTGACTTGTCGGTATAAATGTAAAGTCACGGACAGGATACCGATCAGGATCAAACTGCATATAGCGATGAGCAGACTTGGTGATGAACGGAATCAAGAATTGCTCTTGGAAGTTCACCAAAGTACGCTTAGACTTCTTAATGATAGCCATCAGAGCAGGGTTAGTGCCATAACCTTCTGTTGTGTTGCCTGTGGCAGTGATAGCGCTACTATCGATAGTGCCAGTAGCCTGTAGCAGCATACGCTCAAACTCTTTAGCGGTGGCTAGATTGTTGGGATCTAGGTTACCAAACTTAAATGGCTGTAGAATCTCTGCTGGATTGCCGTTAGTAAGGATAGTCTTACCTGGACGCACCTCAAACTTAGCGCCACGAGGCAGCCTAGTAGCATCCATAGCCATCATAGGCACTGTTGTCAGTGCTAGACTGTCTAGGTGACTACGAACTTGGGCATCAATAGCACGCTGCATATTGTAGCCCTTCTCAGCCACGCCACGGCCCCAGAAGCGATTCGGCATACTATCGTTCTGGAACGCTACCAGAGGCCGATCCTTCATCATATAGGGGCTTTCCTCGGCCTTTAGCAGGTGCTGGTCATTAGCGATGACGATAATGGCTTCCACAAGGTCAGAAAACTCTGCCAAAGTGTAGTTCATCTCGTCGCCAGCCTCACCAAGCAGATCCACCATGTCTGCTTCGTCACCTTTTTCTAGCAAAACACGAGGAACTAGGCCATAGTAACGTAGAAGTTTGACTTTATCGTTCTGATATTCGATGTCTTCCTGCACTGCTTCGAGATCTTCATCGGAAACAGCGCTACCAACATCCTTTTTCATGAAAGAACCATCTTCCATAGCCTGAACAACGCTATGAATAGACACAAACTCTTCCACAGCACAGCCTAAAGCATCAGGAATAGTGCTGGCATTGGGGTCAATGAGGAAGTTCTTAGGGTGAATCGGCCTTAATTCAACAGCAACACGCTCTTGCTCTATCACACCGATAGATGCCATAGGCATACCAGGGATGGGTTGCGTTGCTGGAATCAGTTCTTTCTTGTTTGCTACAACAATTTCACCGATACCAGTGCCATAAACAGCAGCAAGCAACACCACATCAGAGATGGACTTGCGTACATTATCCTTTTTGAAGTCCTTCATTAACTGACGCTTCATTAATTCAACATCAGCAGGCTCTTGGTCATCATCGATAATGTCAAAGAACTTCTCACCACGACCAAAGATGGCTTCATCAATCTCAGCAGAGAAGGTTTCGATGGCTTGCTGAAGCATCGGTGTCACTATCTTAGAGCGCTCAGTGTCTCTGGTGGAGTCAGCGCCATCCCAAAGGCCCCTCCACAAACGCTCATACCTATCCCAATCTTCCAGGTAGTTACCTTCTTTGTGCGCGCGCCACTGCTCACAGCGTCCAAGTACCCAATCTGCTAATGCTGATGTTGTGTTTGCCATTGTTGTGTCCCTATTTAATATGCCGTAAGAGCATCCATTGGTTGCCAATCATCTTCTTCAAAGTCTTCAATGGATACATTCTTTGCTAACTGTCCTACATAAGACAACGCATCAATTAAGTCATCATGGACTTGTGTTGATGGGAACATAAGATACTGGTCAATGAACTCAGACCAATCCTCTTTCTCATTTAACACAATCCTTCCATGCTCAAAGCTACCCTGTAAACTCCACATAATCCTGTCAGTCTTCTTCTGATTACCGTGGGTTAGTTCCTCAATCCTGAAGTAGGTGCTATAACGCCTCATAAGCGTCTCTAGCGGCCCTAGGACAGCCTGCCTAGCCATTCCTTTCTCCAGACCAACAGCAACAGGGTTATACTCTTTTACATTCTTTAGAATCCGCATGGCAGTCTCATCAATATCCCATCTGCCATACTCAATCTTATCTACAAACCATTCACCATCATCACTGACCTTGACCACCGCTATAGCAGACTGGTCTAGGCGCTTATCAGCAGCAGTGCTGGCATTCCTGACATCTTTAAAGCCTGCTAAGTCTATGGCTATGTACCAACTGCCTTGGCTAGGTTGACTGCCATACTTTAGCCAGTCTTCTTTGAATAGTCCTGTTCCACTGTTGGTGAATGATGCTAGGAACTCTTGGTTAAAGTGAAATGTACTTAGTGTCTGCTTTGCTGCTTCAATCTCTTCTGGATCGATGGTAGGATTATCATTGGTAGTTAGATGCCAACTCTTCCAATCCTTATACTTACCGCTTTCACCAGTCTTGTATGCGTCGTAGAACCAGTTCCTGCCATCAGGTGTACTTATCAGAACAGCCTCACCTTTTAAGTCAGACAAGGCAGGTCTGATAATCTTAGTAAACAAGTCTTCTTTGACAAACGCTGCCTCATCAATAACAGCGAAGTACAACTTCAATCCTCGTAGCGCATCAGGGTTCTCTGAAGACCTAATGTGAATCTTTCTACCAGTGACTAATGTTATGTCCATGTTGTTGACATGAGCATTCTTCACCAGCTTTCCACCTTGGGCTAATAAGGCATCCCAGGCGATCTGCCTAGCCTGCCCTAGCGTAGGTGCTACATAAACAACAGCAGAGTCCTCTGGAGCCTCTAGCGCTCTTGCTAGCAGCATCTTGATAGCGAGGTTACTCTTACCACATCGTCGACCAGCAGCAATGACTTTAAAGCGATGTTTGTCTTGCCACACTTCTAACTGCCATGGTAGTAGAGACCAATTAATCTCCACGTTTAGCCTCTACCTCTACATCGACAACATCATCGCTTGTTTGTATTTGTGGGGTGTTTACACCAGTAATGTTAATAACGATTCCTTGTGTTCCATTACCACCTTCGCTTTTGTTCTCAAAGTAACTAATAGGTAGCGAACGATCTAGACACATCTTCATTGCAGCTATTTGATGCGGATGACCATCTGTAAGCGCCATCTTAATTAAAGTCTCTATCATGCGGTCGCCAGAAGACACAAGCATTCTAGCGCATAGTTCTCTGGCTTTCTGATAATCGCCAGCAGGTCTTCCTACTTTACCAGGTTTTAACTTGGCCTGGATCTCTGATTTATTAGGCCTGCCTACTCTTGTTCGTTGTGTCTCATAGCGCTTCTTCTTTTCTTTTAAGACAGTCTGCCCAGATTCAGAGACAGGGCTAATAGTCTCGACAGAAGAGACATCACCATTATCAGTATTCATTTTAAATTATCTTTCTATGACGAAAGGTTTTTAGTGAAGACATATTACTCTATATAGTTATCACCGTCCCCTTAAAATCTTATTACTTAGTTAGTAATTATTAACTATCCGCTGATGGGACTGAAAGTCCATGATTCGAAGAATCATCTTCAATAACATCAACTCAGGTGTTCGATAACATCTTAAAACTGGTGATGATCTATATCATGCCTTTTAATAGAGAATATTGTAGCAGATTTTGGTTATAACTGCAAGTTGTTTTTTGTCAAGCCTTCCATGTAATCAGCAAGCATCCTTAGCTCTTCTACGGTAGAGTCGTTCTTAATCCTATTAGCTCTCCAAGAAATTATATGAATGTTATCTATCGTATATCCTTTGTTGCTATCAATTCTATCTAATGACGGTGAATTATCTGTTCTTGTCCATCCTTGCTTTTCAACACCATCGTAGTTTAAAGGAATGTTAAAAATAGGACATAGATCAGGTATGTTCATAGACTCAAGCAACTTTACTCTATCTGCTTTACTTATCTTTTTTATTCTAAGAATACGATCTAACCAGAACACCTTAGGCTCTTTGTCCCTTAAAAAGTTCTTCCTTTCTCTTACAGGTGTTGTAATCCCATACTTTGTAAGCACCTGGTATATACGTTGTTTACTAACACCATATTTATTTCCTATGCTGTCTAAAGAGACAGAATTCTCAAGCATTGTTTTTATGTTGTCTAACTCGTTAACCCATATTGTCATAGCACCTCCTAAGTAAAATAGCATTATAACACGGTGGTGTATAAAAGTCAAGTAATATCGTGTATTTTATTTCACAGTCCTTCGCAATGCACAGAGTCTAGCGATGTTAGTGCTGGTGTTAGCGACCTTCGCATTGCACAGATTCCGATATTGCACCGTTATAGATCATTATTATTTATTATCAACAATATAGCCTGTGTTGCCTAATCGCAATTAGCCTCAATTAATACTACTTTTTTCTTTTTTGTATAGTTAGAGTGGTATCCTGGCACTGGTAACAAAGTCTTATTTTTATTTTTTGTAGATTGGTGTTGGTTCAACAAAATTATCACAGCCATCACCACCCCCTCCCCCGGTCATGTTGACAGCGTCAATACTAGATATAGTATTGATTGAGCCGTTTCACTACTACATCTAGTATTGCCAGGAACACTTACAGAAAAGATATTATATGATTTTATATAATGTATTGTTGGCTGTGGATAACTTTATAGTTGTTGCAAAGTTGGCATGAATGTTGCAGCGGGACCACTATAGGCACACTATTACACCTGCATCGCCTAGCACAATCTATGCCAGTCAGTGTCCACTAACATCCAATATTACCCTGGAATGGCTTGCTACTGTAACTAAGGGTTTTCCCTAGGGTATTCCTGACTATATTGCTCTGGCATTGTATGTTGTTGATTTTATAGTGTTATTGAGTTTTATAGGCCTGGAATAATAACCCTACAATATTTCAGGTATGATTTTCTTACATATATATTATGAGAGGGTTAGTTTTATAGCGGTACAGTAGTCAGAAACAGTACAACTATAAAACTAGGGTTTCCTCTAATAGAATTATCTGAACCAATGTCGTATACTTTAATCATAGTAGTACAACAAACCACTAGGAGAATTACACCATGGAAATCAAAAGCAATCTTTGCAGCAACGCTACACGTAAGATCGGTCTACTCATTGTCGCAGCTAGTGACTTAGGCATGGACATTTCAGGCTATGGCTTCGCAGATGAGAATCAAAACTCTGGCAATGTTTACCTTTGGCTTGAGGATTATTCGTTCACTCTCTATATTGGCCTAGGATCTGATGACATCTATGCGTCATGGTTTAACCCTGAGAATGGTGACGAAGAGGAAATAGCCATTGCAGGGCTGTCTCTAGCTGATCTTGATGCCTGGGCAACAGATCTTTACAACAGAGTCGAGGAGGCATAACCATGCAACGCAACAATAAACACTATCACGACCCTATCGATGACTTCGTAGAGTCTGTCATGTCGCATCCTGTCTCTGCTGTACTGTTCTGTCTGTTCTGTGCCATTGGCTTTTATGGCATAATCTGGCTGCTGCTAGCTGGCGGCATTATGTTGGGTCTTTAATCTTAATCACTAGGAGTTTTTACAATGTCAATCGTAAAATCATCAGACTTTACCGCAATGAAAGGTCATGTGTCTGACGGGTGTATTATCATTGCGCCTTCAGGTAAAAATTTTACTCTCATTAATACAATGAAAGGGTGGAGAATTATTGGCCCTGACGGTGTAGAATGTTCTGGTAATTTACCGTCAGCATTCGATGTTGAATGTTTTGTTGTAAATGGTTTAGAAGCACATTAAAAATCAATCTAGGAGAAAATATGTTAAAAGAATCGGATATTCTTTATGAGAACGAAACTCATTGGGTTTTTGATGCTGGGTCAAAAGGTTTTGAAGTGTACAAAAAAACAATAACCCACTCTGTACGTGTAGCCTGTATTGGTAAAAGTCTAGGGTTACAACGTGCAATTGACGAAGCTAACAAACGAAATATTTAACAGGAGAAAACTATGCTTATCGTTTACAAACTTATGTCTTTGGTGGTGTTCCTGATGTCTGCGCTGTCTCTGGTATTCATCAATGTCTACCATATCTTTACCGCAGCGCAGGCGATTATACTGTCGGCAGGTTTCATTGTGTCGCTAGTCTATGGCATCATCGGCGCTGTACGCGCTAAATGAGTTTCTACGGCCTTGCTGATGCTGTCCTATAGGGTAGCATAGGTAAGGCCACTAAAACGCCTCTATGAGGCTATAAGGAGCCTTTATGGTCATTGTAAGGTTTACCGATGGGTGGGATTATGAAATCCAGGATATTGATCGTCAATGGTGGAAGTGGTATGATCCCGCTGAAAACCCACGATTGATAACGGCAGCGTGCTATGCCGACGAAACGCCGGTAGAGTCTGAGTTACTGGCAAGGATGAATGCAGATTATGATTTTAAGACACAAGTCTTAGATGTTTTTATTCATGACTAGGAGAATTGATAATGCTTTTCAATGGTAGACAAGTGATTGACATTGAGGTTGATGACATAGACACTAAGGATTATCCAGACTTCTGCGATGCATTCATCGCTAACGCACGATGGGGTGATACTGGCGAACTATTGACCGAAGACGAACTAGACGCGATCAATGAGGATAAAGACCTTGTCTGGGATGCTGCACACAATACTATCTACGGGAGGATTTAACTATGCGCTGTATTGCCTGCGACGCTGGCCTCAGTGACTATGAGACAAGCCGTAAAAGCATTATCACCGGCGATTACATCAATATGTGCAGTTCTTGCTTTAGAGACATCAAAAGCGATTGTCTTGCTGTCGGCAATCCATCATTGTTAGACGATAGCGAAGACGATAGCATCGAAGATGGCAGCGACCTTATAGACAATGATGTCTTTGACGATAGTGACTATTGGAGTGAGCGCTAACATGCTGAATAAGATCATTGGCATGGTTTTTGCTAATATAGTTATATTATTATTAATGATGACACTAATAACGCTAATAGCACTATCAGCGCTAAAAGTAGTAAATAATATATATTCTTTTAATGATAGTGCTTATAGCGCTAATAGCGCTATCATTGCTAACAGTGTGAAAGGGAAATAATGAAATATACTGATATGCCAGAAAACAGAGCAGAGCGTGTCTTCATCTACGCTGTCGCTGATCTGGTGGAACTGATCGAGGCTAAGCAGGTTGATCTTGTCTACATCCTCAGGTCAATGTCGCGTTGTCTACGCAACAAAGATCAAGTAAACTATGAGGACATTGAAACCGCATTGTCTGTCTTAACCGCTAGGAGGGGTGAAGATGCCTACTACACAAACGCAAAGTAGATTTCTTAAGCATATCGCCTGTGAGGTATGTGGTAGCAGCGATGCCAATAGCCTCTACGACGATGGTCACCAGTACTGTTTCAATTGCGAAACCTTCGTAGAGCCTCTACAAACCTCTGCTAAGGTGT